GAAACCATTATCAACAATCTGGGTAATGGCAGTATTAAGTTTTTTGTTAATGGCTCAGAACGTGCTGCGTTCTTAGCAGATGGCGGTCTGACCTTTAACGGAGATTCGGGGCAGGTTAATGCTCTCGACGATTATGAGGAGGGTACGTTTACGCCACGCTTTCAGTTGGGTCTTACTTCACCCGGATATTCTGTTCAATCAGGCACTTATGTAAAAGTTGGCTCATTAGTTGTTTGTTCCATTTATTTAAGGGCCAACAGCGGGACTGAGAACGGTGACCACATCTATGTGGGAGGGTTGCCATTCACAGTCCTCAACATCAGCGGCAACAGCCAATACGGAGCCTTTTTTACCTACAATGGTGCGTTTTGGACCTCTGATGCTAATACGCAATGGCTGGCTCTCGACAATCAAACGAATCTTGCATTTTACAGACAATCTGATGGTGCAGCTATTCAAGGAACTACTTCAGGTGTGGCAACTAATCTCAACGCAGATTTGAGGCTCGTTGCTGTTTACAGGTCATAATAATAACCCCACCGGACGGTGAGGGTCGGACAGTCCAACCATAGGAGATAAAAATGGCACTGACAAAAGAATATGAATACGACTGCGAGGTGCGTGGGCCGTACAAAGCCGTGCAGGTTCGCAAGGCAACTGTCATCAAGGACGATGACGTAGAAATTAGTCGCACTTATCACCGGCATGTCCTGCAATGTCGCACCAAGTCTGGCAACACGTGGGGCGATACCGACATCAGTGGCGAGGATGCCAGCATACAGGCAGTATGCAACGCCATGTGGACTGACAGCATCAAGTCTGCCTACGAAACCTTTACAGACTCGCAAAAACCATAACTAAGGGAGACTGCCCGTGGCACTAAGTAAACTAAACAACGACAGTTTTGACGACACCGCTGTTCACGGGCGGCGTAACCTTGTTATCAACGGGGCGGCGCTGATTTATCAACGGGGTTCAAGCACTACCGCAAACTTAGGTGCTGCAGCAGACAGAATCGTGCAAGAAGCAACTGGCGGCACTAGCACTCTTTCCAGAGAAACACTTACCAGTGGTTCTCCGTACGATGAGGGATTTAGATTTTATAACAGGCTAACGAATACAGCCGCAGCGTCTGATGCTGGTAATTATCGTCAAATTCGGTATACTTTTGAGTCACAAGAAATAGCAAGTTCCGGCTGGAACTATAAAAGTTCAAGTAGTTTTATTACTTGGAGTTTTTGGATACGTGCAAGTGTGGCTGGAAAATACACCTTCACTCTTCAGACATCAGATGGAACGGCTTATCTGTATACTTTCAGTAAAACACTGTCTGCAAATACTTGGACTAAAGTAACAGAAGCTATTCCCGGTAATTCTAACCTACAATTTGACAATGACACTTTTGGCGGCTTGTTTTTACATTTTAGAGCTGGGTTAGGTTCTACTTATACAAATCTTAGTAGTGAAGATGCTTGGGCAACGTATAACGCGGCAAATATTTCTACTAGTGGAATAGCGAATTTTATGGGAACTGCAGGTGCTACCTATGATGTAACTGGCATCCAGCTTGAACTTGGCGACAAAGCTACTCCCTTTGAACATCGTAGCTTTGACGAGGAACTGGATTTGTGTCACAGATATTATCAAAAAAGTTATGCTGATGGAACTGCAGTCGGTACAGCTACGTCAACGGGATGTAACATGGATGCTGTATTAAGCACAGGAAACACATGGCGACACACCCACAGTTTTCCAAAGGCTATGAGAGCGACACCAACACAAACATTTTATGTACCTGAAACGGGTACATCAGGTAATGGGGGTTTTGAAGGCGCTGGTGACACTGGTAAAGAAACCATTAGCGTTGCTTTTGCAACGAATAAAAGTAGTGTCTACTATAACACTGCTATGGACCGCACAGGTTATTTTATGTGGCACTATGAACTTAATGCAGAGTTGTAGACATGAATGATGAAATAAATTTTACATCGGCAAAATATGTGGCTATTGATGGCACTAATGTCAGTATCACAGTGATTATTGATGGCGTCACAAGTTCAGTTCCTCTTGACCCATACAATAGTCATTACGCTGAAATTCAACGCCAAGTAGCTGCTGGCACTCTAACAATCGAGGACGCTGACTAATGGCATATATCGGCAAATCACCATCAGGCACTGGCGTCCGCATACGCTACTACTTCACGCAATCTAGCGGTGGTGCAACAAGCATCAGCGGGACGGACGACAACAACAAAACTCTGTCGTTTAGCGACGGCGAGTATGTAGACGTGTACCTGAACGGTGTGTCGCTGGTTGCTGGCACGGACTACAACACTACGACAGCAAACACCATCGGCGGTCTGTCGGCACTAGCTAACGGTGACGTGATTGAGGTGGTGGTATATGACATCTTTACTGTAGCTGACACGGTATCTGCGTCTGCTGGTGGTACGTTCAATGCTGGTGTGACTATAAACAGAGCCGGTAACGGTGTGGCGCAAACCATTCAAAATAGCGGCACCACTGTCGGAGAGATTGGCGTCAACTCGACGGACAATATGTTTTTTGTATCCACAAACACTGGATTCAAACTTGCAAAAGATGAGGCGGCTTTAATTCCCGCCCAGTCTGGCGGATCAAATAATGACAATGCTTTAGATTTAGGATTCTCCACTGTCAGGTGGAAAGACCTCTATCTTAGCGGCGGGTTATACGTCGGCGGCACTGGTGCTGTCAATCAACTCGACGATTACGAGGAGGGTACTTGGACGCCAACTGACAACAGCGGTGCCGGTCTAAGTTTTACAAACGGAGACGGGTATTACACAAAAGTTGGTAGACAAGTCTTCGCCGCATTCAGGTTGACCTACCCATCAACGAGTGACACAAACGTGGCTAGTATTGCTGGCCTTCCCTTTACAGCCGGAAACATTACCGACGCAATGTTTGGCGGATCATCTACTTATCATCAAGACAGTATAGGTCAGCCGTTTTCTTTTTTGGTCGCTGACAATGGTAGTTCCTTCAACATTTTTTACAATGGTTCAAGTCAAAGAGGAAACAATAACTTTTCGGCAAAACCTTTGAGGGGATTTGTTATTTACAATGTATAGCACACGGAGCATCCTATGAGCAGAGCAAGAGAATTCGCAGACTTGGCCGGTTCGGTAGATGCGGGGGGTATCACGGGCAAGAATGTGCTGGTGAACGGTTCAATGGCTGTTAGCCAGAGGGGAACTAGCAGCACTGGTCAGGGTGCGTCAGACTTGTTTCTTATTGATCGCTTTCACCTAAATACCAATGGCAATTCTGCTGGCAGGTTTACTGTTTCACAAGCGTCTGATGGCCCTAATGGCATCCCCAACTCTTTGAAGCTGGCTTGTACGACAGCCGATACATCTATTGCTGCCAGTGAAAGGTTTTTCATTGAGCAAAGGCTAGAGGGACAAGACTGTCAGCGGTTCAAAAAAGGAACCAGCGACGCAGAAGCAATCACTGTGTCCTTCTATGTCAAGGGTAACGCAGCAGCCACATATGTCGTAGGTATTTACGACAGTGACAACAGTCGTCAGATTGGCGCACAGTTTTCTGTGACGACATCATGGAACAGAGTATCTGTTACATTCCCCGCAGATACAGGCGGCAGCGCACTAGATGATGACAATGCTGAAAGCCTGTCGCTCCGTTTCTATCTACACGCTGGCTCGACCTATACTGGTGGGACATTGCAGACAACGTGGGATACTGCCGTAAATAACGAGCAAGTAGGCAGTGGCACCACCTCTATCTTTGACAGCACCAGCCGCACATTTTTCCTGACAGGAGTGCAGATGGAGGTTGGAACATTAACGCCGTTCGAGCATCGGTCGTTTGGCGATGTTCTGAAGCAGTGTGAACGATACTACGAAAAAACTTATCCCTACGCTACAGTACCCGGCACAGCACATTCTTATGACTCCATAATGCCAATTCGTATTAATGGTCTGAACAACAGTGCAAGCGAACAAAAGTATTTTGTTACCAGACTGCGGACGGAAAAGAGAGCCAGCCCAACAACGACGTATTACAATGAGGCGGGTAATTCAGGTAGATGCACTACCTATGATGGTGCTGGAAGTGCTGACAACGGAATTAATATCGGCTTGAGCATTTC